GATAATCCACCGGCACTCATTTAATTTTTAAATAAAAAAAATTAATGTTTTAGGTAAGAAAAAAAATAAACTCTCAAAACCCAATGGCACTTACCAAAAAAAAAACATTATCCGAATGCCTTGAAGGGCAACAATGGTACCGGTGCGCGCTCCCCCTCACCACCTTTTTTGTCTTTTTGATTCTTTTCCTCTACGCCATCTTTGTCCTCATCAAATGTTCCAGTCTTATCAAGGAGCATTCCAACGAAGGAGACGTGGCGTTCCAGGCCAAGTACGGAAAAAAGATTACGGACATTACCAAGGTCTACGTGATCAACATGATTGTCATGATTTTGTCCCTTATCGTGCTGGTGTTTTTCCTCCACAAGGCCATCCCCGTGAACCGCCAGTCCCAGCTCTTTAACGAATATCTCGGCGCCTTTATCGTTCTTTTCGTGTTTGTCGTCTCGGCGTGGACGCTTGCCACGTTCAATTCCATGAAGGTGAACGAGGGACCCACCTCGGCCATTACCGCCACCATTTTGGTGGTGAGCATGATTGGTCTAGGCGTGTACGGCTACCAGATCTACAAGTACATGAAACCAGCGGGGCCTTCGTCTTCGTCTCATACGGCCTCCCAACAGCAACAGTTCCACGACGCCAGGTCGTCTTAAAAATTATTTAGAATACAAAATAGGATAGACTCAAAATAAAACAATGGAAACCGAAGAATTCCTTTCCAATGTTTTTGGAGACTCTTGCTATGTAGTGTTGTCATTTAGAGTCACCACATTCGCAGATAGGCGCTGAATTCTCACCACGTCAACGATAGCGTTCGTTACGCATATACGCAAGTATAAGCGGTGACGCAAACCAAAATAAAAATTTTTATTTTGGAGTCCAACTCGTAGGAGGAGGGTCCCGAAAGGTAAAATGAAGGGGTGGGCAACGCGTCGTCGTTGGTGTAGACGAAATCGAAATCTCGTGAGGACGACTCTTTTTGACAAAGAAAAGGCACTCCTCGGCAGTCGGGCGTTTTTTTACGTCGGGGGACACGCACGATTCGACCAGCAATGGCCACCAGGAATCCGAGGGCTTGAGGATATGTGCAAACGTTTTTCCCAAGGCGTACATATCGCTAGCCTTGGAGTACCGGTTTTCCGTCATCACCTCGGGGGCAATAAATCCATTTGTTCCAACGATTCTGTCATCGGTCACGGGGAGCTGGACGGCAAGACCAAAATCCATCACGTAGACACGCAGATTGTGTCTCCTTTCCATCGTCAGCATCACGTTCGACGGTTTCATATCCCGGTGCAGCACGCCCACCGAATGGAGATACTTCATCACGTCAAGAAGTGTCGCAATAATGATAGGGACAAACGCCTTGGAAACCGTCTTTGTTTTCAATGCGTGAGTGAGCGTTATCCCATGACAATATTCAAGGATTATCATGCGCGACGCCGCATCATCCATGGAACAGAGAAGACGGGGAATCGAAGGATGAGATAATTGCGATAATATGGAAATTTCCCGACGGAACTGCTCCCGCGCTTTTTCCGTAGGACGAAATGTTTTGACGGCAACCCTTCGTTTACATAAATAACCCTTATATACCCGAGAGGAAAATCCCTCCCCCAAAAGCACATCCGTCACGGTCAATTTCATTCTTCTCTATCCGACAACAACATTTTAATTTTTTTTTCTCTTTTTTTTTTCTAATTTCTAATCATGAACGATACGCTTGGTACGAAAGTGTCGCAACGCGTATAACGAACAGGAATGCGCGTCCTTCAACAGGGACTTGTCCTTGTCGTCACAGATGGACAGGGCCATGGTAATGTCGGAAAACACGAATTGCGAGTTTCCCACGTGCGTGTAACAAAGCTGGTTTCCGACGGAAGGAAGGGGGAGCTGGGTCACCAAATCGTCGAGGTTGGCGCTCCGGTAATGGTACGGGATGAATGTGTTGTAGTCCCGGGCAAAGGTGGGGTTGCCTATTCGCGGGCACGCCACCGAATACACACCATACACCAGGAACCCTACCTTGGTCAGGTGGTAGCTACACAGCGTCGCTAACGATGCGCCCAACGAATGACCCGTGACGAGCCATCGCCGGACACCCAAGGACTGGAGCTCGCGAACATTGTGGAGCACCTGGTCCTGTAGACTCGGGTCGTAATAGTCGTGGACGTCGTTGGTTTTGTTTTGGGAACACGTGACGGTACCGCTTTTCCTACACGGCTTGTCGACCTTGGCGGTACTGGCATTGGAGACCACCTTGCACCGCCCCTTTTTGCATTTCTGGGCACAGAAACAACGGCTGTCCTGGGTCTCCACCTTTTTTCCGGAAAAGCTGGTGTAGAGCGTGTACAGGCCACGCACCACTTTCGTTCCCACGGGGCACGTGGAAGGGTCAAAGTCTCGAAGGGGTTGAGGCTGGACGCTCGAGTAGGGGTGTGTGGGCTGTGGTTTGGACAAATCGACCTGGACAAGAAAGTCGGCGTTCTGGAGCCATTCCGTCACCAGTTTGGTCCCCCGGAATGCCACAATGCCGGTGTCTTCTTGCCCTTTCAAACGACCGACGATGCCCATAATCGTCGCCGTGGCGTTGAGCGAGTATGAAAGAATGGTGGCAAGCTTGCCGGACGACAAAAGCAGACGAACATCCACAATGTCGTCCCCAAAAAGTTGTTGGATGGCCACAAAGGGGACCACTTTATCGAGGGTTTCTTGGTGCAAAAAGTAGATTTTCTGGATCGTGTCGATGCATGTTTCGTAATCGGATTGGTGGAACTGTCGGGGGCTTACGGTCCACGTCATATTTTTGATGTCAATTTATTATGGCAAGCATGAAAAAAAAATTTTTTTTTCCTCCACGAAACAACGTTTCATTCTTGATACAAACAAGGGCAACGAAATGCGTTCCACGGGGTCAAATTTTAGTCCGTAGATAAGGAGAGAGAAAAAAGAGGGAGAAAACCGACGATTTTTTAGGAAAAGGAACAAGGCGTCTTCTTCCAGCTGGAGATATTCCTTTTTTGTCATGCACCGGTCCCGAGGAACAAAGAGGCGAGGAAATATAAAGTACACCGCGAGGGCGCACACGCTATACACGTCCATGCTGTGTCGGACGTAGTACTCCGTGAAAGGAAGGGTTAACTCGGGGGCCATGTAGGGGAACGTTCCGCTCGATGGAAAATAGCAGGAGGCATCCCGCTGGGCCAACCCAAAATCGGTGAGCTGGACGCGCCCGTCCTCAAAAATAAGAACATTTTCCGGCTTGATATCGTAGTGCTCTACCCCGTTCCGGTACAAGTCCTCAAGACCCTGTACGAGGGGTGGAAAATATCGTGACAAGAATTGTTTCGACAAGGTTTCTTTTTCGTCGTCGTACCTCAAATACCACGTCATCAGGTCGTGCTGGGCTTTGGGGAAAAACAGGGTTTGAATGTTGTCGTCGCTTCCCAACAGTGAAACGAGGTAATCGGATTGGTGTGCTAACCCTACGCATAGTTGTTTCTCATGGTAATACAAGGAAGGCTTGAAAATGTGCTTCAGGACGACTCGCTCGTCGTCGCGGTCTTGATAGATCCGGCTAAACGTGGTTTCATAAAGGAGGCGTTCTTCATTGTCCTCCATCGCGTCCATAAAAGGGTTCGAGGGCCGAAACCAGTCTTTCATAAAACAAAACCACGACGTCATTTCTTCTTCCTTCTTCTTGGCAAGATTTTAAAAAATCAACTATTTGTGGTAATGGGTAGTGAACTGGTTGGACGGACGTACGTGGAACTCATAACCCTAGGTTTTTTTGTGGAAAAAAAGTTTAAAAAAAAATCAGGTTCGGTACGAGGACGACTTTAAAAAAAATTAATATTTTTTTATATTTTCAAACTAAAAAAGGATTTCCAATGACACTCCAAAGTCGTCTATCGAAAGGTCTTTCCAACACATTGGGTATCCATGACATCCAATCGGGATTTCAAAAATTTCAACACGGCCGTGGTCTTTTGAAAATAGGGCTGGGTCTGGCTAAATTTATCGGTACCGCGATGACCCTGGAGGACCTCGTGGTATCTCCATTTATTCAACACCCGTCCTCTTTGATGAGAGTCGCGCGTCGTGTCGACCCCTCCTTGAGAGGAAATTCGTTGATGGTCGATGAACTCCCCCATTCCTTACAACGATGGAGGAGAAGGAGGAATTATACCGCGGTAGCGAACACCGAGGCCGACGTAGAAATGGCACCACTACAACACCAACACTTGCCACTGGTGCAACATTTCGCACGACAAGAATCACAACGTCTTGGTCTTTCAAGGCATGGACTTGAATTGACAGAGTGGGAAATGACTCAATTTGCACCCCATGTTCTCCAACGACATCTGGCGATACCCGTCTTACAAAGGTTAACACAAGTACCGGATGAAATAGGAGGCCTAGGAGGGCTTATTGAACAAATGGTGGGAGTTGGTAGGAATGAACCGGAAGACGACGATACCATTTTATCCAATTTCATAGGTCACCGGCTGTCTCGACATGGAGGTGTCAACATTCGATATTCCTTGTCTCGCTATGATGCTCTTCGAAACTGGAATGTTATGAATCCAGATACAATGCCTATCCGTAACTTGTTCCCGTATGGTCAGCTAGTACGACAACATCGTTTAGGATATAGAGGGAACCGTGCTGTCCAAGAAATTATGGATGCATCACCGGAACTTCAGCGAGTATTAAATTTCATACGACAAGACCCCGATGCACCCAATGCCTATCGCACACGCCTCCGTGACCTCACGGGAAGAGATACGAACTACGCGTTGCAATTTGGACAAGGGGAGGACTTTATTATTCCTTTGAGGGCGGATGCCGCGTGGGGCGGGTTGTGTATTTTAGTAGGGATTTCTTTCCTTGTTAGTATTCCCGTGGGGATTATCCTTTCGCTAATTAACGACAACAAAAAGGAAAACTTGAAAAAATAAACCTATACGTTCTCTCGAGGTACCACCAGCGCTTCTTCCAAACAGGGTGCCGAGGGCTCGATCAAAACGGTTCGTAACGCATTGGGGTCATGGTTGTGGCTTTTGTTGTCACTACAATCACCACAACACCACGCGACCACCATGATGGCGGGAGGCCATGCCATCATCATGGAACACAGGCACGTCCAAAAGGTAGCCGCCTGATAATCAAGATACCCGTTATAGTCCTCCGGACCACTGTACCGTTTATAGTTCAACCACGCCTCGTGATTCTCGTCAAGGCCTGTAATACAAAGAAACAACAGAAAAACAAAAACCGCTTCGTACCCGACAAAGAAGAGGACGGCGGGAATCGATTTGAATTTCATTATTGTAGAAGCTAAAGATGGCATGGAATGAGAAACCAAGAACGAGGACTCATTTTTTTTTCTTTTACACACACAAAAAAAAGTGACCGTCGTTTCGAATACATCAAGGAAAACCAACACTATTCAAAACAAAAAAACATGTGCGGTATACAGAAAAAAGCGGTGACCCAAAGCATCACCCTTCGGTTCTGCTTGGCCCC